GTTATAAATGGATTAACAAAAATACCTATCAAATCAGCAGATATTCCCTGTGCTGCATCACCTCTGAATATTTCAGATATTTGCGAAAGGAACTCCGAAAAATCACCAATCTTATTCCACAATACAGCCCTTGCATCAAACATTTCAGATAATCTTATCTTAATAAAATCCTTATTAGATGATAAATATTTATCTATTCCACCTAACAGATTCTCACTTATCGAAGTACCAATATTCACAAAAGAGCCTGTTATCCTGCCGGCATTCATTACTATGCTGTCAAAGTAATTCTTCGCAGAATCAACTACATTTCTATCTGTAAATATATCTATAAGACTATCTTTAATGCTTAAAAGCAGTTTCCGCTGTCTCTTGATGCTTTTCTCAAAGTCAGTACCTAAACCTTTTTTAAAGCCTTCCTTGAATGTTGCAGCAATATCTTCTATTATCTGCTTGAACTTATTAAGTTCATCTCCTGCTTTTCCAATTTCATTAGATACATTAGTACCCATTCCTGATACTGAACCCGATGCTGTGCCAGTACCTGATGAACCAGACGAACTGCTATCATCCGTCGGCTCTGTCAGCTTATTTATCTGGTCAAAGCCTGCAAGGGACTTCTCAATATCCTTTGCTGTCTTCTTAGCTGCATCTCCTATTCCACTTACATTATCTGCAGCACCTCCAGCATCATCTCCTATGCCTGCTATATCAGCACTTATACTTCCCATAGAGGATGATATATCGGCACCTGTAAGCATCTGCACGAAACTAGCAAATCCATCTGCCACTTTCTGCAGTCCTGCAAGCAGACTATTAAATCCACGCAGAATAGGTGTAAACAATGCTATGAAGCCTTTACCAAGGCTAGCCTTTAACTGCTGAAACCTTAATGTAAGTATTCTTGTCTGATTCGCCCAGGAATCCTGTGTTTTAACAAAATCTCCTGTAGCATTGGACAAAGCACTTGTAACGTACTGATAACGCAGCATTACTTTTTCCTGCTCTGTCATCTTGGCTGTAGTTTTACCGAAGCCGTTATTAAGTGCATACTGGTCTAAGTTAGTCTGAGTCATAATCACGCCCAAGTCCTTGAGCGTTTCAGTCTCACCAGTCCAGATAGATTTCAGCTTTGTATATGCCTCGTCCGTTCCAAGATTGTAAAATGATGCAACATCACCGGTTAATCCTGTGACATTTTCAGCCATATCAAGTGCCGCCTTACCTGTAATACCCATAGCATTACTCATCTGGCCAAACACACCCATGTACTTCTTAGCCGATAATTCCGATAAGCCAAAGTTAGTCATAGCATTGGAAGCCCACTGGTCTGCCTGCCAGCTTAAGTCCTTAAATGCTGTATCTACGACATTCTGTACTTCTGTTACATTAGAACCTACTTCTATGCAATCTTTCGTAAACTTAGTAACTGCAGCTATACTTAGTCCTGCAGCTATCTTCTTACCAAGCCCAGAAAAGATAGTTGTTGCCTGCTTAGCTGCCTTATTAGAAGCTCCTGTAAGCTGATTAACTATCTGTGAACTATCTATTCCAAGTTCCAGAGCTATCTGACCTACTGTATCTGACATTCGCCCTCCTTTCTGACACAATTAAAAAGCTGCCTACTTCTTTGAGTAAGCAGCCTTAAAATCTCTTTGTAATCGTGTCCAATGTTCTATATACTGTGGTGTTCCTACCACTCTCTTATTACGTTTCAGAAGCCAGTCATTGTGTATCTTCTTCTGTTCCTTAGTAAAGTTCCTTATGACTTTCATATCTTTTTCTGCCCTTATGCTCACCACTCTGCCAAGCGGTGTCTCTGGCATTATTCCTGACAATAAAGAACAAAATTCCGCCCAAGACATATCATCTTCCGTTCGCAATCGTATGCCATACTGTGACAGGAAGCTTGACTCTATCAATTCCCAGTCATCATATATGTCATAATATATTTCACTATGAGGGTGTATCCTCCTCTCCATATGTACCTGTGGCAACACCCATTATTGCATTATACATTTCCTTATATTCTGGAAGCGGTAAGTCCATAGCCTCAATCTTATCTGCTGCCTCTTTGCCAATAAGCATTTCAAGAGCCTTTGTTATAAATCCCATTCCGTTGTCACTATCTTTCTTCTTTTCAGCCTCAGCAGCCATAGCCTGTACATTAAGAATTGTGTTCTTTCTGTTATTCACAGTTACCACTAAGTCATCAGTAATACGAACCATAGGTAACTGGTTTGTAATCTTCATTGATATGTCTATTACTTTAAAATCTGTCTTTGCCATTATTCAAATTCTCTCTTTCTTTTTTATTCTGTATATGGAATATATGTTGGTTTTCCATCTGACTGTGCTTCCCATTCAAGTGCATCAATGCTTGTTGAGTCTCCTCCAAGGGAAGTTACATTTATAACTGCTGGGATAAGAAGCTGGTCAAGGTTTGGGAAAATAATTGAAACCCAGGTATTACATTCCTGTCCTGTCTTTAAAGCCAGGCTTGCGATATAATCATTACCTTCATCACCATAATTACGCTTACCACCCATAGTCATACCCAATGATTTACCTGTTGTAAGTCTTCTTGTCCAGCCTGCCTGATCCATTGGATTCCATTCTTCAATTGTTCCATCTACGGATATGCTTAAGCTCTCTGCATCTTTTACAACCTTTGTTTCTACTGTTTCCGGTGTATCTGTGCTCTTTCTTCCTGTTATGCATACACCGAACTGAATTGTATGCACCGGATTAACGCCAGTAAGAGGTGTTGCTCCTGCATTATATCCAGCTAATTTAGTATTCTGTGCCATACCTTTACCTACCTTTCATAATAAATATCTAATTCTATTACACTCTCAAAGATACCTTTATCATCTGTCCCTACATCCACAGGTCCATCAACCTGCATTTTAGTAAATAGAAGCTTTTTATCATTGATTATTTTATTGTTGGTGTCTCTAAGCATATTATAGAGCTGTTCTGCTGCCTTCTCGGTGTCTCTGACACTTGTATTCCAATGAACTAATATACTTATAGACTTAATACGATAAGAGCTGTTATTTAAGCCTCCTACAGCAGTCTGTGGTGGTCTTTGTCTGTTAAGATTATATACTCCTATGCTCTTATCTTTTTTATTGTCAAGCTTGCCGCAATATACATTATTATTGTCTGCAATGCCAAGACCTGCTATATAATCTCTTACATCACCTATTCCTAACATCATAACCCCGCATTCTTCTTGTATAACTTAGCAAACGTATCAGGAGCAAAATTTCTTTTCTTACCATCTTTAAGATAATCATCGAGCCACCTGCCCTTGGCATTTGCGTTTCCTTCGTGTCTTTTACCTTTATCGTCTACCCAAGGCGATTGATGGAAGTTATATTCCGGATGATAATATAGCCTTCTTACATATGGTGTACTTGATATAAGTTCTACCTTGCCATTAGCAATATCCTGTGTGTATACAAATGTGCTCTCATTCTGTAATGTGCCTGTATCTCTAGGCATTACCTGACTTTGAACTACATTCGTATGTATTGCTTCTGCTGTCTGTACTAATGACACTTGTGCTGCTGCCGTAAGCTTCCTTACCATAGGCATATTAAGCTTAACTGTTGACTTAACATTCTTTGCCATTACATCACATCCAATCTTACATAATTAACTGTACCATCCGGATTACGGCACTTCGTACCCTTGTATATATGCCTTGTTACACCGAACACCTTTATATCACCTTTTGTAATAACAGGAAGCTCCGGTGCAATATCTCCAGGTATCAAAGCACATCCTTCAAGCTGTATAAGCACCTTTTCTGCTGTTAATACTGTCTTGCCGCTGTCCTGATAGTTACATAAACCATCCCATATAACAGGTTCAAGAGGCTCTCCGTAGACATTTCTGCCTTCCTGCTCTATCTCTACATGTATTTCTGTCTTACACATACTCTTTAATATCAAGCAAGGGTATCTCATACTCACACCCCCAGACTTAAGCAGCACAAGCCTGTCTGACAAAGCACCCGGTATGTATCACGCTTTACAGCAATTCCATTCTGCACAAGAACATTCCAACTGCTGCCAAACTGCATAGATACTCCATTTACAGCATAATTCTGTAAGACACAATTAATCATGTCTTCATTCTCATACTCAAAATCAGCCATATCGCAGCATACATCTATGATTATTGCCTGCTGGAACTCTGTCAGATTATCAAAGCCTCTTGATGTTATACGATTAAAAGTAAGCGAGTCGATATGACGGCTCGCCTGTTTTAATCTTCGTTCTATCTGTTCATCCGTGATAAGATTATGCTCGCTCAGGTACTGTTCTTTACTTGCATATACCATAGGCTTACTCTGCAATCTCTTCTGCAGGATCTACATCAACGAATACAGAATCAACCTTACCATCCTTGCCATTAGGGAATACAAATGTATCACTTAACTGGCGATTCTGATAAAGGAATCCGTCTCCTTCTGTATGTGCTCCTGGTGCGAAGAAATAAATAGATGAAATCTTAGGTACTGTCTTACATGTCTGGCCACATGCGACAAGTACATTAATCTTGCGTGAACCCTGAACAGTCTTTTCATAATATGTGGCTATATTAGTCTTTGTAGGCTTTGACACAACTGTATAAGTGCTGTCGCTCTTAGTGTAGTATGTCTTTCCTTCTACCACATCTGTATCAGTTGTTATGGTATACTTTGACTTAAGCGGAGCAAAGCCGCCCTCTGCAACATCCCAATCGAATCTGTCATAGAATCTTTCATCATCCACAACTTCCATAAGTGTCACGCCATCAATATCAGTTACACGTGTTTCAATGCCAAGACCACCTTCTGCAATCTGTGTCATTTCAATCTTACGTGTAAATTCCTTTGATACCTCAAGCTTATCCATAATGTCAGAAGATACATACATAATGAGACTTCCATTTGCCTTATATCTTCTAAGCTTGCCTGCTGCCAGAATATGCTTAAGCTTAGCAAATACATTCTCTGATGTATATTCTGTGGAAGCTGTTTCAGTATGATATAATTCTGTCTTCTGTGCAGCCTGTGCTACCTTACTGAAAAATAATGCATCTGTCTCTGGTACTACCTGTGTCTGTTCAAATATGTGTGAAATATTCTGAATAGATGCTGTCTGATTTGTTTCATCAACATCTGCCTTATCAACCATAAACTGTACATCTCTGTCATGTGTTACTGTGTAAGGAACATCTTTCTGGTTATATTCTCCTGTGTTCCATCCACCTGATCTCTTATGGTTCTTATAACCACTTACACTCATCTGTGTAAAATGGAAGGTCTTGGCATCTAACCATCTGACATTGTTTGTAATAAATGGTGATGTAAGTGTGCCCTGAATAAGAATTGCTAATAATTCAGGACTCCACTGTTCTGCATAATTTAAATTTGGCATATTATTTTACCTTTTTAACCTTTCTTAATTGAATCTATTCCATCTCTTTGTAGGAACATTTACATTGCTACCTGCAGAAGACTGCTGGCCATTAGTCTGCTGCCCTGCGCCAATCTGGAATCCCTCATTGTTCTCTGTGCTTGGCTTAAGTGCAGGTACATCCTTTAGAACCTGTTCAAGTGCAGCTTTAACATTGTCCTCTGATATCTTTCCATCTGTGCCCTTTGCCTTACTGAAATCAGCCATCTTAAGCACGTATTGTACTGTCTTGGCATTAATACCAAGTGTCATTGCTACCTGTGTAGCCGCAAGCTCTATACGAGCCTGTTCAGCATCTTTCTGTGCCGCTGCCACTTCGTTCTGAAGACTAGCGTTAGCGTTCTGCTGCTGTTCTACCTGCTGCTGTTTATTCTGCTTAAATGTTGCAATAGCCTGGCTGACTTCCTCCTCGGATAGTCCCTGCTGCTGGAAATAGCTTTTAAGCACAGCATTTTCTTTCTTGGCAGTTGCGGTGTCTAACATGCTCTGTATTTTGTCATAGTCAATTCCAGCTGCCTGCTGATTATTCTGACCACCCTGCTGTCCTGCCTGTCCGTTATTATTGTTTCCAGCGTTCTGGTCGCCGTTACCATCTCCGCCCTCAGCGAAGAACTGTAAATTAATAGGTAATGTCTTTCTCATACCTGTCTCCTTTCCGTTTACCGCCCGTCGGCATTTTCCTAAAGTTTATTGCCATTAAGTTTTGGGCATATAAAAAGGACGTCCATTGCTGAACGTCCCAGATATCAATATGATATTATTTATTTTATTGTATTCAATACTTCTTTGAGCTTATTCACTATAGACCTTTGTCTTGAATATAACATATATATAGTTGCTGCAGATTCGTCATTATCTATAAGAGATTCGCCCTCTGCAAATGCTGTCTGAACAAATCCTAATGTTGCTGTTGTCTGTTCCAGTTCATACAAAGCATTCTCAAAATCAATTTTAGCAGACATATTACACCTCCATATTCATCTGTGCGTTAGTGTTCTGTATCTGTTCTTTCAGAACCACAGGCAACCTATAACCTTCTATTATGGATATTGCTGTATCACACTGTCTACGCTTGATTGACTTGTAGGAAGTAACCTGAAACTGTCTCTTCAGCTCTCTGTATATATCTGTGTATACCTTACCGCTTAAAGACTTATCGTGATATGCATTGCTGTCTTTACCGCCTAAAGCGCGTGTTCCAACCTTGCGTACTGCTGTTGTTATTCTGTCACATTCAATATTCATCAGTGGCATATCCTGCTTAAAGTCTTCCAGCTCCTGCTTAACTTCATCTATCTTATCATTGACTTCAAGGATTGCCTGACTCTGTAACTGGAGCTGTTCAAGGGCTGTGCGTGGCTTGTTGCTATTTATATGTTCTTCCATATCGTGAAAACGATTGATGTATCTTGCTGTAAATTCTGTTCCCCTTGTGCCTGTAAGCTTATGTGCTATAAACTCACAGCCTTTCTTGGTTACATTGTAGCAAGGTCTTATTTCTCCTTTATTATCCTTGTATGTACTTTCTGTAAAGAAATCAACGAAGCCAATCTTGGATTGGTTAAACTGCTCTACATAATTTCTTATGTCCCTTAATAATTTACTATGTTCTTTTCCAACCATTTCGGCTACTTCAATGCTTGTTATCGTCTGCTCTATCTTATTCATTTTTAAATCAATCTCCTTTTAAAATTATATTGACCAATTCCAAAAGTAAGATATAATATTAATACCAGTACTTTGGTATTGGTGTGTTGAAGAAGTTCGTTTTGCTTGGTAGGTGGGCGAACTTCTTTTTTGTTATTTAATTCCCAATTTTTCTTTTAGTAGTTTTATTCCCTCAACAACTGCATTAACTCTTTGAGTATTCAATGCATTAGCACATTCTTGTATATCTTCAATTTCTTCTTTTGACATTCTGAAGCCTATCTTTTCTGTTCTAGGATTGTCTGTGGGTCTACCCATTTTCTTCTTATCTACTTTAATCACCTCTTGACTCTTGCCTTGTAACCAAATAAATGATATTATCTATTTGGTATCGAGCGGTGGCAAGTACCGCCCGAATTTTTCGTTGTCAGCCTTGCTTATTTATTAAGCAAGGCTTTTACTTTTTCTCTAGCTTCTTCAATGTCTTTACATTCATTGAGTATTGCAAGAATTTTTCTTGTCTGATTTTCTTCTGCTGTTTCCTTAAGCAATTCACCAATATTCATATCGTCTTCCATTCTTTTCTCCTTTCCAGCTACTTGCCTGCTTTACTCGTTAAGTATTCCTCAACTGCAATCTTATTGTAACTTTTGGTCGACCATAAGTCAAGAGGTTTTTAAAATTATTTTGCGATATATCGTATGCTCACCTTATCACTTTATTAAAAGCTTGTAAACCGCTGTATTTCTCTATATTTCTCGTCAGTTTATACTTTTTTATTATAATTTTTATGAATAAAAATCTAGCAAGATACGCATAATGTAATACACATTAAATT